ACCTCAAAAACACCATCATACACTAAATCAGTAAGTTGGCAGCATCACCGTTTCAACGATAAGAACAACCACAACCGACTTAACGAACATTGGAGAACTGGCAACTAAGCACGCGGACCTGTTGGCTGGTTATGCAGATCTGTCAATGCTGCTTCAACTCGATATTGGTTGGGATGTTTACTGCCGTGCTAATGAGCGAGAAGTTTCAGAACTGCCGATCTCTATTGCCATTGGTGATGTGAATATTACTAAATCGCTTGAGGACGCTGTTAACGCGCTTAATACATCAAGTTTAGTCGCTGCTATGGGGGAGATTAACCAGACCCTTAATACTGGCTCAGGAAGCTCGTCAGGCTCTGGTTCAGGCGGCGGCACTGCCACTCCCCCACCAGCACTAACAGAAGAGCAAATTGAATCTCTGAAAGTAGCAACTGAACAGTTTGGGGTTGTTTTCAACCAGACAACAACGCCCACAACTGCGTTACAACAGCAGTATGAACGAGCGAATGAAAGCGCCAACGTAGCCATAACTGCTTATAACCATGCTATCGGTACCGCGCTTGCGGAAGCATCAGCAAATAAGGTCAGCACAGCCAGCGCAGTTGCCGCTTTGGTTCCTGATTCTGTTCTTGATGAATTAAACAAAGCGGCACAGTAACAAAGGACTTCATTGATAATTTTTCTTCAGGAGGAAGACATGTCATTCTTTTCTACGTTAAAAACAGCTTTGTCTTTGAAGGAGAAACTTGCTGCTACTGGTGTTCTTGTTCTGATTTGCGCACTTGTTGGTGCTGGGTTTGCATGGGAACGTCATCAGCTAAAGCAAGCCATGGAGAAAATTGGCAGTCTTGATCAGGCTGTTAAGGAACGTGATAAGTCAATAATGGATCTTAACCAGACCATTGAGACGATGAACAAAGCAGAGCAACATTTTCACAGCCAGGAAGTGAAAAATGAATCAGAACAAGCCAAATATGCTGACAGGCAAATGGAACGAAAAGCTGAAGTTCAGAAACAACTGGTTGCGGCGGGTAATGTTCGCCAGCGCATTCCTGCTGACACTCAGCGGTTGCTCCGGCAGTCGATCAGCGAATTTAACGCCGACGCCGACAAAGGTTAACCACCCTGCCCCCAAAAGTGCATTTATGTGCAGGATGCCAGAGTTTAGCAGTGAATATTTTGATGATCTGCCAGCGTATATCCTCGATACAGAAACGATGCTGATGGGGATTAACAGGAAGAATCGCAACGTTAATGATTACAACCGCGCTATCAGAGGTAACTAAAAGGGATTTTTATGTCTGATAAAGTAACAGTAAAGCAAACTATCAACAAAGCAACTTCAATCTACAAAATTGAGCACATCACTGTTGGCAAGCCAGGATCTGAACAATACCGTCATGCTTTCGAGCTTGCCGATCAGCTTGGTTTAAAACACCCGGATTGCATCGAGCATGTATTTCCGACCTATGCTGATGAGCAATGTGTCCTTACCGAAGAGGATTTTTTCAGCACTGAAGAACGAGAAGGCGTTGATCGCTGCATTGGTGTGATTTGCTCTTCAGTGAGTTATGAGTTATTCCCTAATGTCCATGAAAATGGTGGTATTGGATACCAATTCCTGTACGAAGGCGATGAGCTTAAATGTTATGAACATGGTCTTCTTATCGAAAGCGTAGAATAATACCCTTCCTTCCAACCGGCTATGTTGGCCGGTTTTTCACTTATCCACATTATCCACTGGGTAGATCCAATAATTAGGTCCATACAGATCCCAATTAGATCCATATAGATCCCTGATCGTTGCAGGCCGCGCCACGTCTGGCTTAGAAGTGTATCGCGATGTGTGCTGGAGGGAAAACGATGTGTGCTGGAGGGATAAAAATGTGTGCTGACGGGTTGCTAATGTGTGCTGGCGGGATATAGGATGTGTGCTGACGGGAAAGCCTGGGTAGTTATCACCACTTATAAAAACTATCCACATAATTCGGAAAAAGTAATATGAATCAATCATTTATCTCCGATATTCTTTACGCAGACATTGAAAGTAAGGCAAAAGAACTAACAGTTAATTCAAACAACACTGTGCAGCCTGTAGCGTTGATGCGCTTGGGGGTATTCGTTCCGAAGCCATCAAAGAGCAAAGGAGAAAGTAAAGAGATTGATGCCACCAAAGCGTTTTCCCAGCTGGAGATAGCTAAAGCCGAGGGTTACGATGATATTAAAATCACCGGTCCTCGACTCGATATGGATACTGATTTCAAAACGTGGATCGGTGTCATCTACGCGTTCAGCAAATACGGCTTGTCTTCAAACACCATCCAGTTATCGTTTCAGGAGTTCGCTAAAGCCTGTGGTTTCCCCTCAAAACGTCTGGATGCGAAACTGCGTTTAACCATTCATGAATCACTTGGACGCTTGCGTAACAAGGGTATCGCTTTTAAGCGCGGAAAAGATGCTAAAGGCGGCTATCAGACTGGTCTGCTGAAGGTCGGGCGTTTTGATGCTGACCTTGATCTGATAGAGCTGGAGGCCGATTCGAAGCTCTGGGAGCTGTTCCAGCTTGATTATCGCGTTCTGTTGCAACACCACGCCTTGCGTGCCCTTCCGAAGAAAGAAGCTGCACAAGCCATTTACACTTTCATCGAAAGCCTTCCGCAGAACCCGTTGCCGCTATCGTTCGCGCGAATCCGTGAGCGCCTGGCTTTGCAGTCAGCTGTTGGCGAGCAAAACCGTATCATTAAGAAAGCGATAGAACAGCTTAAAACAATTGGCTATCTCGACTGTTCAATTGAGAAGAAAGGCCGGGAAAGTTTTGTAATCGTCCATTCTCGCAATCCAAAGCTGAAACTTCCCGAATAAGTGTGTGCTGGAGGGCAGCTGCATTTGAAAAATGTGCGCTGCCGGGAATGCCTGCCCATTTTCCTGTTTTTGGTGTGCGCTGGAGGGTTGCGCCACGCAGTTTGCCCAGACATTCCCTCCAGCACACATCTAACCATCCAAGTTTCCCTCCAGCGCACATCTAATCTTCTATCTTTCCCTTCAGCGCACATATTTGATACCAGCGATCCCTCCACAACACATAATTCAATGCGACTTCCCTCTATCGCACATTCTGGTCCTGCATCATCCCTCCAGCACACATCTAATAGCCTCATCGCCATTTCTTTACGTGCAATAATTTACGCACGAATCAAAATAAGTTGCACGTAGCAGAATCAAACGTACAATTCACTCATACGAAATGATAAGGAGATGATGATGAAACGCGATTACGGCGGTGTCGGCACCATAGCTCTTCGTGCAAGCGCATTACTTAAGGCCATGAGTCAGGATATTGAAGATCAGCGCAAAGAGTTCAATCAGACCGAGTATTATCAGACGTTCACTCGTAACGCTGTGGCAAAGTTGCCGAAGCTGAGCCGCCGCATTGTGGAGCAGGCCATCAAAGAGATGGAAGATGATGGGTACCAGTTCAACAAGAAACAGGTCGGTAACGTTGAACAGTACGCGCTGACCATCCAGAACGTCATTGATATCTATGCCCACCGTAAGATCCCAAAATATCGCGACATTCACAAATCGCCTTACGTTATTTTTGTCGTAAACCTGAAGGGTGGCGTATCCAAAACGGTTTCCACAGTCACGTTGGCGCACGCTCTGCGTGTGCATCAGGATTTACTGCGTCACGATCTGCGCATTCTGGTAATTGACCTTGACCCTCAGGCATCCAGCACAATGTTCCTCGACCATACTCACAGTATTGGTTCCATCCTGGAAACCGCCGCGCAGGCGATGCTGAACGACTTGGACGCGGAGACGCTACGCAAAGAGGTGATTCGTCCGACCATCGTTCCTGGCGTAGACGTGATTCCAGCCTCTATCGACGATGGCTTTGTTGCCAGCCAATGGAAAGAGCTGGTTGAAGAGCATCTTCCCGGACAAAATCAGTACGAAATCCTTCGACGCAATATCATTGATCGTGTTGCTGATGATTATGACTTTATCTTTATTGATACCGGTCCACACCTGGATCCGTTCCTGCTCAACGGTCTGGCGGCCAGCGATTTGCTGCTTACCCCTACCCCACCAGCCCAGGTTGACTTCCACTCAACACTGAAATATCTCACCCGTCTGCCAGAAATGCTGGAGCAACTGGAGGAGGAAGGCGTAGAACCGCGTTTAAGCGCCAGCATTGGTTTTATGTCGAAGATGACCGGCAAGCGCGATCACGAGACATCACACAGCCTTGCGCGTGAGGTTTACGCCAGCAACATTCTGGACTCTTCTCTGCCTCGTCTGGATGGATTTGAGCGATGCGGCGAGTCTTTCGACACCGTAATCAGTGCCAACCCGCAATCGTATCCAGGCAGTGCAGAGGCGCTGAAGAAGGCACGAACCGAGGCCGAGCGTTTCACTAAGGCTGTGTTTGATCGAATTGAGTTTGTTAGGGGTGAGGCGGCATGAAAAAAATAGTTTCCCGTGGACGAGTGCTGGGCAAGAATAGCTCCGAGTTTGCTCGCATGCTTGAAGGCAGTGAAGGCACCAAAATCTTTACCCTAAAATCTGGCCGCCAGGCTAAATTTTTGCTTACCGTTGTGCTGAGTGGTGAGATTGAGTCGCGCACGTTCGTTGACCCGGCAGTTAACGGCCGCGATCAGTCTCTGCTCACCCCTGAGTCGGTAAGCGATATTTCCCGCACCATTAAATTGCAACAGTTCTTCCCGGCTATCGGTCGTATGGTTGGGGAGCGCATTGAGGTATTGGACGGATCACGTCGCCGCGCTGCGTGTATCTTCAATGAAACGAAATTTGAGATTCTGGTGACGAAAGATGAGATCAGCCTGGCGGATGCACGCCAGCTGGCCATTGATATCCAGACAGCCCGCGAACACACCCTGCGCGAACTGGGTAAACGCTTCGAGGTTATGTATGGTAAGAGCATGACCAAAGAAGAGATCGCCCGCGCTGAGAACATTTCAAAGGCTAAAGTTACGCGCGCGTTCCAGGCGGCAGCGGTGCCGGATGAGATGATTGCTGTCTTCCCTGTTGCCAGCGATCTCGCCCTGCCAGATTACCAGTTACTGCTCCAGATCTCCGAGGATGCCAACGCTAAAAGCGTGCCTATTGAAGAGCTGGTTGATACGGTGCGCGAACGAATTGCAGAGACTGAGGGCGCGAAAGAGGATAAAGCGAAGATACTGGCTATCTTCAAAGCGGAAAGCAAAAGCCTGAAGCCCGCGCCGGTTAAATCTGTGGTGGTTGAGAAGCTGCGAGACTTCTCTGACCGTCGCCAATATGCTCGAAAGAAGTCCGATCCGAAAAAACGGGTTGTCGCCTACGAGTTCTCCAGACTCCCGTCTGAAGTGCAAACTGAAATTGACGAAGCAATAAAAAAAATCATTGGGAAAATGTCTGCTGGGGAATAATCCCGCTGGTGGGAGGTGGTGTTAGCCCCTCCCCTTCCTAAAATGTCCCGCACCAATTTCATTACTAACATTATGATTTGCATGTGTTTTTTAGGAGAATTTCAGACTGAAATTCCCACGATTTAACGCCTGCATTCACCGTCCACTTCCCCGCACAAAAAATTTAAAAAATTACTTTTCGCGAGAAAGTCAACAAGTGATTTTCAATAAAATCTCTTCCGAAAAGGGATTCACACAAGTGCCTTGTGTTTAAGGAAGAGTAAATTGAGTAACTTACGCGAATACCAGAATCGTATTGCAGATATCGCAAAACGCTCTAAAGCTGTGCTTGGCTGGGCAAGCACTGCGCAGTTCGGTACTGATAACCAATTCATTAAAGATGATGCCGCGCGTGCCGCATCTATCCTTGAAGCTGCACGTAAAGACCCGGTTTTTGCGGGTATCTCTGATAATGCCACCGCTCAAATCGCTACAGCGTGGGCAAGTGCACTGGCTGACTACGCCGCAGCACATAAATCTATGCCGCGTCCGGAAATTCTGGCCTCCTGCCACCAGACGCTGGAAAACTGCCTGATTGAGTCCACCCGCAATAGCATGGATGCCACTAATAAAGCGATGCTGGAATCCGTCGCAGCAGAGATGATGAGCGTTTCTGACGGTGTTATGCGTCTGCCTTTATTCCTCGCGATGATCCTGCCTGTTCAGTTGGGGGCAGCTACCGCTGATGCGTGTACCTTCATTCCGGTTACGCGTGACCAGTCCGACATCTATGAAGTCTTTAACGTGGCAGGTTCATCTTTTGGTTCTTATGCTGCTGGTGATGTTCTGGACATGCAATCCGTCGGTGTGTACAGCCAGTTACGTCGCCGCTATGTGCTGGTGGCAAGCTCCGATGGCACCAGCAAAACCGCAACCTTCAAGATGGAAGACTTCGAAGGCCAGAATGTACCAATCCGAAAAGGTCGCACTAACATCTACGTTAACCGTATTAAGTCTGTTGTTGATAACGGTTCCGGCAGCCTACTTCACTCGTTTACTAATGCTGCTGGTGAGCAAATCACTGTTACCTGCTCTCTGAACTACAACATTGGTCAGATTGCCCTGTCGTTCTCCAAAGCGCCGGATAAAGGCACTGAGATCGCAATTGAGACGGAAATCAATATTGAAGCCGCTCCTGAGCTGATCCCGCTGATCAACCACGAAATGAAGAAATACACCCTGCCCCCAAGTCAGTTCGTTATCGCGGCTGAGCACACGGTACAGGCGGCGTATGAAGCACAGCGTGAATTTGGTCTGGACCTGGGTTCCCTACAGTTCCGCACCCTGAAGGAATACCTGTCTCATGAACAGGATATGCTGCGTCTTCGCATCATGATCTGGCGTACTCTTGCGACCGACACCTTTGACATCGCTCTGCCGGTTAACCAGTCCTTTGATGTATGGGCAACCATCATTCGTGGCAAATTCCAGACTGTATATCGCGACATTATTGAGCGCGTTAAATCTTCTGGTGCGATGGGGATGTTTGCTGGTGCTGATGCAGCATCTTTCTTCAAACAGTTGCCGAAGGATTTCTTCCAGCCAGCCGAAGACTATATCCAGACTCCGTATGTTCACTACATCGGTACCCTGTTCGGTAACGTGAAAGTGTACGAAGTACCTGCTGGTATTTGTAAGAACTTAACGACAGAGAACATTCAGTTCAGCTCGATGGATGTGCTGTGCTACGTCCGTGATGAAAATCCGGGTAAAGCAGGCTTCGTGACTGGTGATGCTGTCCCGGCCATCCCGTTCCAGCATCCGACCACTCCGGCGCTGGTCAACCGTACCACGCTGTGGGGTTCGGCTATCAACGATATGCACCCACGCAACGGCGCTGATTACTTCACTCGTGTAACGCTGACAATGGCCAAAAAAGGCGGGCTTAACTTTATAAGCGGCGACACAATTGATGCCGGTGACTCTGAGTAATCAGGGGAAGTTCTCCGTTTAACATAGCGCCCCGTGCGGGGCGCATAACAGGGAAAGTTATGTCTCAATATTCAATTCAACAGTCATTAGGTAATGCATCCGGTGTCGCTGTTAGCCCGATCAATGCCGATGCGACGTTATCTACCGGTGTTGTATTAAATAGCAGCTTGTGGGCAGGTATTGGCGTATTTGCGCGTGGCAAGCCGTTTACTGTTCTTGCGGTTACTGAGTCCAATTACGAAGATGTTCTCGGCGAACCGCTGAAGCCGTCCTCCGGCTCACAGTTCGAACCAATTCGCCATGTGTACGAAGCTATTCAGCAAACGTCTGGTTATGTTGTCCGTGCTGTTCCGGATGATGCGAAGTTCCCGATTATTATGTTCGATGAATCAGGCGAACCGGCTTACAGTGCGTTGCCATACGGTTCTGAAATTGAACTTGATAGCGGCGAAGCCTTTGCTATCTACGTTGATGATGGTGATCCGTGTATTTCTCCTACCCGTGAGTTAACCATCGAAACGGCAACAGCGGACAGCGCGGGTAATGAACGCTTCCTCTTAAAACTGACCCAGACGACTTCGCTCGGTGTGGTAACGACCCTGGAGACACACACTGTGTCTTTGGCGGAAGAAGCGAAAGATGACATGGGCCGCTTGTGTTATCTGCCTACGGCTCTGGAAGCCCGTTCTAAATATCTGCGCGCGGTTGTTAATGAAGAGCTGATTTCGACGGCGAAAGTAACAAATAAAAAATCGCTGGCGTTCACTGGCGGTACCAACGGCGATCAGTCGAACATTTCCACTGCTGCTTACCTGCGTGCGGTGAAAGTGCTGAACAATGCGCCGTACATGTACACCGCTGTTCTCGGCCTGGGTTGCTATGACAATGCGGCGATCACTGCGTTAGGTAATATCTGTTCTGATCGCTTGATTGATGGCTTCTTTGATGTCAAACCGACATTGACGTACACGGAAGCGATCTCTGCTGTTGAAGATACCGGTTTACTTGGTACCGATTATGTAAGCTGTGCTGTCTATCATTTCCCGTTCTCCTGCAAAGACAAATGGACCCAATCCCGCGTGGTCTTCGGTCTGTCTGGCGCGGCGTATGCGGCGAAAGCTCGTGGCGTCAAGAAAAACTCCGATGTCGGCGGTTGGCATTACTCACCGGCTGGTGAAGAACGTGCCGTCATTGCTCGTGCATCACTTCAGCCGCTGTATCCTGAAGACACCCCGGACGAAGAAGCTATGGTCAAGGGCCGACTCAATAAAGTATCTGTAGGTACTTCGGGCCAGATGATCATCGATGATGCTTTAACTTGCTGCACGCAGGACAACTATCTGCATTTCCAGCACGTCCCATCCCTGATGAACGCAATCAGCCGTTTCTTTGTCCAGTTAGCCCGACAGATGAAGCATAACCCGGACGGCATTACTGAGTCTGGCCTGACTAAAGGGATGACCAAACTTTTGGATCGCTTTGTCGCCTCCGGCGCTCTGGTGGCTCCTCGTGATCCTGATGCTGACGGTACAGAACCGTATGTGCTGAAAGTTACGCAGGCGGAATTCGATAAATGGGAAGTAGTCTGGGCCTGCTGCCCGACTGGCGTAGCCCGTCGTATCCAGGGCGTACCGCTGCTTATTAAGTAAGGAAATACAATGAGCAAAAACTTTTTTCAATCCGGGGCATTTTTGGGGAATGGACTGTCTCGTTTCGCTTTGAACTCTGATCCTGTGCAGTTGATGGAGTCTGCCCGAGCAAGCGCCGAACCGACAACAGATCCGGTTATTAATAATAATCCGGAACCGGCGGCACAGACTAACGATAACGCTCCATCTGCCACGGCTCCTGAGCAAATCCTGGAAGGGAAAGACGGTAAAGAATGGACCGTCGAACAGGCGCACCAGATGATTCTGGAAGCTGCAAATCGAAGTGCTATGCAGAATGCGTTGAGTGATGCAGCCGACGCCGTTTTCGCCTGGGCTGATAGCGGTGATCTGACTTTCGACTCCCTTGATGGTTTCGTTCAGGCTATCGCTGGTATCTCTGATGACGACGACTCCGAAGTTACAGAAGAACAGGACGATGCCTATAACGAAGCATGGGCAAATGTTGCTGACTTCCTCGCAGCATGCGGTGTAGATGATGACCTGATCGAAGCACTGGCTGACGATGAAGACGACGACGCAGCTGCTGATGTTGGTGCCTCTATCGCTGGTTTAGATAGCGACGACCGTGACGAACTGGAAGCGGCGTTTGTTGTTGCTGGCACTTCTGATGAAATGCTGACTGAAGCATTTAAGAAGGTTGTTCGTAACGGTGAGATCAAACTCATCCGTAAACGCCTGCGTAAAAAACGTCTGACTGCGGCTCAAAAATCGGCGCTGAAAAAAGCGCGTCGTAAAGCCCAGACCGGCGCGGCAAAACTGGCCCGCAAAAAGTCAATGAAACTGCGCCGTAAGCGCCTCGGCTAAAGGAGGAGGCCGGAGAACTCCGGCCTTTAACTTGAATGGCACCTATACCTTATGGGGTTTACAGCCAGGCTGACGGTGTATCGCCATATCTGAAAGTTACTTTAACGAACTCTCAGTACCAGGTTACCGGATATATCAGCCAGGGAGCGGCAATGAACATGGCCCAGAATTGGGAAGCGCCGTTTACCGGTATGTCCATGGGATCTGTTGCTGGTGCCTTCAGTGGTTTTGCGCAGGTTGGTACTGAAACAACGTCGGTTGCCCGTTGGAACAGCTTAATGGTTTGGGAAGGGGGAACACCGCCGACTTTCACGCTGCCAGTAACTTTCATCGCTTTGTTTGACCCATTCACGGAGGTTTCAGGAGCTATCGCCGCATTGTCAGCGATGATTAGCCCGGAACTTAAAGATGCCAGTATTGGTGGTCGAATCCCGGAGCGTGTGACGCTAAACATTGGTCGCCGGATCAACATCATTGATGTCGCTATCCAGGACATAAGTTTCGATCTCGATGCGCCCAGGGACAGCAATGGGCATTTCCTGAAAAACACCGTCAACCTCCAGTTGACTGGTTCTTCGATATATAACAGCTCCGATATTGTTCGGGCGTTCCAGTAAAAGGATTTTATATGGGGCACAATAACACTAAGGGAAACCGTAAATTTATTAAGGGCCGCTATACTGCCAACGCGGCCAAAGGCGAACGACTGGTATCTTCTGAATTCCAGCTCACTTTTGCAGGCCATGAAGATATCAGCGTACTGGTTCGCACGTCGCAAATTCCTGAAATGACCCGCGAGGATGTGGAGGACTATGGTCCGAATGGTGTGAAGTTCAACCAGCACGGTCCAATTCGAAACTCTGGGGAAATCCAGGTCCAGTGCGTGGAGACTATCGAAGGCGATATTCTTCAGTTCATTAAAGATCGCATTGCGGCGAAGGACTATGTTGATATCACGATGGCTGCGACCCCTGAATCCAAATCTTCCGGGGTTAACGCTGTGACAAAAGCTGCTACAACAATTGAAATGTTGGACTGCAAAATCTACAGTGATGCAATCGACTTTAGTACCGAAGATGTGACTGCCGCTGTGCGCCCGTCACTTCGTATCGTCTACAACTGGATTGAGTGGGATTAAGAGTTATCCCTTGTATTTTAAAGCTCCTTCGGGAGCTTTTTTATTTGGAGAGGAAAGGGTGCATTGAGGATACCTGACACACGAAGAGTGGCGGGGATCTCTCCCATAAGCGCTAACTTAAGGGTTGTGGTATTACGCCTGATATGATTTAACGTGCCGATGAATTACTCTCACGATAACTGGTCAGCAATTCTGGCCCATATTGGTAAGCCCGAAGAACTGGATACTTCGGCACGTAATGCCGGGGCTCTAACCCGCCGCCGCGAAATTCGTGATGCTGCAACTCTGCTACGTCTGGGGCTGGCTTACGGCCCCGGGGGGATGTCATTACGTGAAGTCACTGCATGGGCTCAGCTCCATGACGTTGCAACATTATCTGACGTGGCTCTCCTGAAGCGGCTGCGGAATGCCGCCGACTGGTTTGGCATACTTGCCGCACAAACACTTGCTGTACGCGCCGCAGTTACGGGTTGTACAAGCGGAAAGAGATTGCGTCTTGTCGATGGAACAGCAATCAGTGCGCCCGGGGGCGGCAGCGCTGAATGGCGACTACATATGGGATATGATCCTCATACCTGTCAGTTCACTGATTTTGAGCTAACCGACAGCAGAGACGCTGAACGGCTGGACCGATTTGCGCAAACGGCAGACGAGATACGCATTGCTGACCGGGGATTCGGTTCGCGTCCCGAATGTATCCGCTCACTTGCTTTTGGAGAAGCTGATTATATCGTCCGGGTTCACTGGCGAGGATTGCGCTGGTTAACTGCAGAAGGAATGCGCTTTGACATGATGGGTTTTCTGCGCGGGCTGGATTGCGGTAAGAACGGTGAAACCACTGTAATGATAGGCAATTCAGGTAATAAAAAAGCCGGAGCTCCCTTTCCGGCACGTCTCATTGCCGTATCACTTCCTCCCGAAAAAGCATTAATCAGTAAAACCCGACTGCTCAGCGAGAATCGTCGAAAAGGACGAGTAGTTCAGGCGGAAACGCTGGAAGCAGCGGGCCATGTGCTATTGCTAACATCATTACCGGAAGATGAATATTCAGCAGAGCAAGTGGCTGATTGTTACCGTCTGCGATGGCAAATTGAACTGGCTTTTAAGCGGCTCAAAAGTTTGCTGCACCTGGATGCTTTGCGTGCAAAGGAACCTGAACTCGCGAAAGCGTGGATATTTGCTAATCTACTCGCCGCATTTTTAATTGACGACATAATCCAGCCATCGCTGGATTTCCCCCCCAGAAGTGCCGGATCCGAAAAGAAGAACTAACTCGTTGTGGAGAATAACAAAAATGGTCATCTGGAGCTTACAGGTGGCCATTCGTGGGACAGTATCCCTGACAGCCTACAAAACGCAATTGAAGAACGCGAGGCATCGTCTTAACGAGGCACCGAGGCGTCGCATTCTTCAGATGGTTCAACCCTTAAGTTAGCGCTTATGGGATCTCTCCCCGCCAGGTCTCTTACCTTTCAGATTCGTAGGCTGTGAAGACAGTGACCTCCGTCTGGCCGGTTCGGATTCGTACCTCGCAGAGGTCTTTTCTCGTTACCAGTGCCGTCACTATGACGGTTAAACAGATGACGATCAGAGCGATTAACATCGCTTTTTGCTGCTTCATAGCCTGCTTCTCCTTGACCTTTTGGTCGGTAAGAGGCTAATCTACGTATGCTAAGCATAGATATGGCCTCAGATTAATGTTAAGCGTCTTGCAGGACGCGTAATGTTATCTGGGGCTTTCTTCTATCTGCTTTTCGGGTAATGCCTGAAGCAGATAGCCTCAAGCACCCGCAGCGATTGTATCAATGTCTGGCTTTTTTTCTATAGAAATCACCTGGAAGGGTGAATACCCACATCAGAAGAAACGTTGCAGCAAACATGATCCCTAATGGCCAGACCGCGCCAAAGAAAATCCATACTGAAAACGCCAGGTGACTCCAGATTAGAGCAATCTATCACCCTCTGAATCCCGCCGGTATACCCCATTGTTCGTTATCTTTATTTTTGGCTAAAACCGCATTAAGAGCTTCGTTTACCGTCATGCAATGCGGTAGGTTATCGAAGTTTGATATCCCGCCAATATCAGGCGAACGCTTGTTCTTCAGGTAAGCATATTTCCGCGCAGCCGCCTCTACTTTCTGCTTGAACTCATGTTTTTGAGCGCGTTTTTGGGATAACCGCAGATTGTCAGCCTTTGCTTTTGCCTCAGCGATCCATGAAGTCAATTTTTTGAGTCTGGACGTTCCGGCACCGCCGGAAACTGATCTTTTTGTTTTTTTAACTTGTGACTTCTTATTCTTTATTGCCACGTCATCCTGACAGGGGGAGGGGGTATCATTTTGACATGGGGGTGTGGATATAAAATTAAATAAAGCCAATGACTTAGCGATAACAGCTTTAACCTTGGTTGCCGCTGAAGAGATCTTTAATTTGCTTTCAGTCAGCGCATTTTTGGCTTGTTGTGCGAAGGCCAAAAAGGATGGTGTAAACCGGTACAGGTTAGCGCGACGTTCACGGTGATCGCCGATAACAATCTCTACAGACAGGATTCCTTTGTTTACAGCTTCACGGAATGCACGAACGACGGTTGATTGGCTATAACCAGTTTCTGCCGCGATCAGGCGGTGAGGCTTGTGAATGAAGTATTCACTGGTTGTTGCCGCGAGATTTGCACATTGCGACAGGATATGCCCGGCGCTACGGGATAGACCGGAGTGTGTTACAAAGCAGGCCAATTCATAGCCAGAAAAAGTAAAATCGCTCATCGTTATACAGCTCAGGAAAGTGACTTTAGCCAGCATTACAATGCTGGTGGTTCTTACTACGTCTGTTAGCGCGTTGCCGCGACAGGTACCAGCACACCAGCATCAAGCAATCGCTTCATCAGCCACTGCTGACCTTTGCCGGTTATACGAGTCGTGAAAGAAATCCTGCTTCCATTGCTTGTATCGATCACGGTTTCTTTAAGGGTGAAATACCCACGGGATATGTATTCTTGTTTGGGGACGTTCCTGCGTTCACCGGTTGCGATCAGAATTCCGTTATCACGCAACCAGGTGAAGAGATAGTTTTGGCCCAGGCCGAGCACTTTGGCATAGTTGCCGATTAGAACCCCGCTGGCGGTAGCAACGCGTTCGGCGAATTCGACTTTAGGTGCATCCATAAGCATTTTTTGCTCCAGCCGTTGCTTTTGCTCTGCCAGGTCGGCAGCCAAACGGAGAGCTTCAGGGAGACTCTGCGGAATAGCAGGTTGTAATCTTCCAGCTCGATAGTCGATAAATGTCTGGTTTACCTTCAGCCGAAACGCGGGAGAAATCCAACCAGCGTACTCCACTGCGAGCAATTCATGGGCAAAAGTGCCGCCGCCACGGCCTTCGAACGAAACTATGCAATTCTGCATAGTTTCTTTTTCAAGCTCTTCGATGAGCTGTTTAGCTGACAGCGTTCTTAGCCATTGAGCTGGCGCTTTATGGGCACCGAGTCCGCTCGCTCTGTGTAGAGCATTAAGGTTGTAACGGCCAGCGCGGTCGGTCGTAATTTCAACACCACAAATAACGGGAAGAGTGGTTGAAGGATCGACATTTTGATGAAGGTTTGATATATTCATATCCGCATTGAATGTTTGTTGCATTTTTTCTCCAAATTTGCATCAACCTTCAATCACCAGCTCGAAATGGTGATTCTTTGCACTTAGAAAACGAAATTTATTAGAGCAAATTTTTCTAACTCGATCCAGATCGGGTTGGTCGATCTGCTCAGAAACCTGCCAGTTTGCTGGCAGGTTTTTTCTTTTGTTAACCTATTGCTACTGGTTTTAACAAACCAGCATCAAGTAGCTTGCGAGTTAACCACTGCTGGCCTTTACCCGTTAATTGGGGCGTCAGCCGTATCTGGTAGCCATTTTCATCATCCAACACCACTTCTTTCACCGTGAAATACCCGGCGTTGATGTACTGTTGGTGCGATACGTTTTTGCGCGCACCAAAAGCCATGAGAATGCCGTTCTGGCGCAACCATGAGAAAAGGGCGTTTTGCTTAAGTCCAACGACCTTTGCAAAGTTCCCGATCAGGATTCCATTGGCCACTGATACCCGGTCGGCAAAATCGACTTTAGGGGCTGCGGCCACCAGCTGTTGTTCCAACTGCATTTTCTGTTCTGCTAACTCGGCAGCCAGGCGTAGGGCTTCTGGTAATGTCTGGGGGATCGATGGGGTAGGGGAGTTTGCCTGCTGTAATTCTTCCAGTTTGTCGATCAGCGAACGGCGGACCGCTTTTGACTCGCGCGCGGCAACTCGCAGGGCTTGTTTGTAGGTCATTGTTATAATATCTATTTCTGCGCCGTTTTTTTGACCTACGAAAATTTCGTAGGTTTCTCCTTCAAGTTCATCCTTAACTCTGGCGGTAATGACTCCAACTTATTGATAGTGTTTTATGTTCAGATAATGCCCGATGACTTTGTCATGCAGCTCCACCGATTTTGAGAACGACAGCGACT